GCCGGAATGAATGTAGCGGTAGCCGTGTTGCTGGGCCAGCGCCTCGCAGTGCAGGCGCGCGGCGTCGAAGCCATCGCCGTGCGCGATCACCTCGGCGCCCATGCCCTGCATCGCCGCGACCTTGCCGGGGCTCGCTAGGGACTCAGGTTTGCCATCGTTGAAGGTACGCCAATAAGCCGGGGTCACGTCGTGACCCCGGAAGGCGTCTTTCCCGCAGGATTCTCTGAACTTTCCAGTCCAGAAGGATTTTGCGAGATTGACCTTGAAATCTAAGATCTCAAGGGCTCCAACGAGTAGCTCCCGACTGTCAACGGGAACGATTAAATCGTCCCCGAAGACGGCCACCTCGCCAATTAGAGACTTAATGTTTCCCATTGTATGACGAAGCCGGCGTTTTGTTAGAACGCAAGCTATCGCTATACTCAGGAAAATCAGGCTCTCTACTGGAAAGGTGCAGGCGTTGCCCATGGTCGAGAATTTTCTCAACCGGATCTCAGACGGTACACGTTTAGTGATCGTCTGTTGGACCCGCTGGGTACGAGACGCACGAAGGCAGTTTAATAGTCTCGGGTTTTTCCGAAACATCTGCCCAACCACGTGACAGGTGACACGATCGCTGGCAGCCGAGAGATCGACTGTAGCAAGCGTGCCATGACGGGACCCAATCGTGCACAGATCTTGGTTGTGATTCTGATCGCGAAAGCGAATGAATCTACCAATCCAAGTATCCTGCGTTCGGTTGCAAAAGTAGTGCCACATATTCTGTTGGCTCCACTGATTTGCACTCGGTTCCGCGGCAATAAGCCGCGGCTTCGAGTAGGTCTTCGGCACACACACCATTCGAGAACAAAGCTCTTTCGAGCTTGGAACCGTTCGAGTGTGTACTCTGTCTGCCCAACTGCTAAAACTATGGAAACCATAGTCGGCAATTGGGTACTCGGATTCCAGGGTATCGGACCAGTTTGTCCAACAATATTTGTTGGCCGGACCACGATACTCTGAAACAGCACCTGGGCCGTGCCTGAACCGCCATAAACTCGGATCATAAGGTCCGAGCGTGGCGGTAACGACACCTGACACGAAGTCAAGTGCCGCCAGGAGGCACGACAGGTCGTTCCGCCTTTGCGGATCGACAGTTGATAGACGTCCTTGATAGAGAGGTGACTTTGTGAATCCTTCATAAGCTACCCCTCTTCCTCCCAAGTTTTCGTCGGAGACTTCGCCTTGCGGCGTTTCTCTACGAGCGTTGGAGAGGAGTGATTCCGAATCTTGCGACTCAGTTTCACTTTCCTTTCCAACTCCTTGAGGAGTCGGACGACTTCTGCCAGGTCCTCTACAACGCAAGTCAGTTGATTTGCGAAGTAGAAGATCTCCGCACCGTGCTTGATCTTCTCGGGTAGAAACCCGAGATTCGTCTCGCTCAGTGCTTCGATCATGAACTGGCTCAACCACACTTTCCCAGAAGCCTTCCGGCTCTGGGAGAGCGCTGTCGACAGCATGGAACTCAACGACTTCTTTTTCGTTGGCTTCCGCTGTGCAGCTGAGCTTGCCCTTTTTGAATGCCAACGTGAGTTGGCGGACGAATTGGACAGCCTCGACATTGCAATCCTCCTTCAGTTGACCCGAACCGTGAAAAACCTGTAAGTAGAGTCCCCGAAGAAACTTCGGAATCACTACTGTGTTTGAGTCTCTCCTCGAAAGGGGAAGACCCGAGCATTTGTACAGGCCGCCAGACAAGCACCGATCAAAGTGCTTGCCTATCGCAACGAGGTCTTCGAGAAATACTCGAATTCCTCGGTGCGCCACGGTTCTCTGGAGACGGGCGAGATCCTTACGGAACTCGCTTTCCAGGGTCGGGAATTTGCGGCAGGCGTCCGTGAGGATAGCCTGCCACAGTTCTTGGAGTTCCGCGACATGGCATTTAGACATAGCGGGAGTTAACCTCTCGTAAATGTCCCATGCTGTCGGGTTTCAACTCAGACTAAGCCGCGGCTAGGAAATAGCAGCGACTAACCTTGGCTACAAGCCAAGATATGGTAGCCCTTTACAGGGCTCCACGTCGAGTCTAGGACTCCCAGCCGTTCAGGCTGACAAGGAACGCGTTCGACGTAAGGATCATAAGATCCGCGACGGCGTCCGCGAGCGCGGTGGCTACGTCCCCGGGCTTGGTTTCGATGACGAAGTAGAACTTTCGTTCATACTGCGCCACTTCACCAGCCTCGAAGATGACATGCACAACTTCAAAATTGTGCCGGTCTGCCTCGTAGGGACGGGTCGCGGTCGGGCCCACTTTCGTGTGCCTGATTCGCGCCCGGTACTCTCCCAAGGTTTCACGCAGGAGGTACTCCGAAGAGTACTGGTCCTGGTTAATCTTGATGAGTACCTTGTCACCGCCTGCCTGCGGCAGAGTCAAAGTGTTTCCCAACATGGAACTTCTCCTAACAGAAAGACAACCCAACGGCTATAGCCGCTGGGCGGCCAAAGCTGCTAGGATCGACCACTGCCCATTTGTTAAAATGGGCAGTTGAGGAACGGGAAGCGGTAGGACCGGAGCGACAACATATCGCTCCTTACGCACAGTCAGCGCATAATACTCTTGGCCATTTAAGGCCGCGAGTTGATCTGCGTCTGACTGAGTTGTATTATACTTGACCACTCTTCTTGCGTTGAGTGTTCGCATATAACACACATGCCCCCAGGTGCAGCCGACCGAGTTGTTGGTGGCGGCGATAACATCGCCAACATTACCAAACCAGTCTGCCAACCACGACCAAGGAGTTAACTCCCAAGCCGTGGCCAAAGCCTCATGACTCGTTATACCAAAGGTTGTTTTCCAAGCGAGCTGGTTGAGCTCGCGGGAACCAACCTGAGGCAGAACGGAATCCGGTAGCAGTTTCCACTGCGCCGACCCCCATGCCTTACGGACATAGCGGAGTTCTGAGGTGCCAGTAATCCAACATCCAGTGGTGTCAATAAAGACACTCTGGGCGTTGTCATTAATGGACGTCACACCTAGGTCTACCCTTCGCCGCAACGTTTCACCAGCGCGAAGCCTATACAACCATGTTAGCCGTT